TCCTTTAGGTTTGTCTAAGAAATGATACGTTATATTCCCCACTAGAAGCTGCTGAACATAAACCTTGTAGTTTATCCCCGGTTTCTAGCACGATCTTTGTTGTTATCTCTATTGTTGTACCAAATGGTAATGATACGTCATTTAAAACGTGGCGTAATGTTCCACCAGACTTAATAACACTAAGATCAATAGTAACGTCTGCACTTGATCCACTAACATTAGATACTAAAATACCTATAACTGTTTCTGTTGTAGATGACGGAACTGCGTCAACAATGTCTGCTGTTGATGTTCCAAGGACACCTTGAACTGAATGTAGTGTATCTGCCATAAATTATTCCTTTCCTATGATAAAGCTAATACTAAACCTAGACTAACACCACTTGGTGCAAGTGCTACAATATCGGCTACTGTTGTTTTCTTTACGGCGTTGCTATCGTCTGCGTCGCCAATTAAAACTATATCTGCCGAAGCTACGGTAGCTGATGTAGCACTATTAGGCGAAATAACTAATGTTGATGAAAATGCACCAGAAGTAGCAGTTGCACCACCAGATAACCCGGAAGTTCCTGCTGTTGTAACAGTTACCCCGGTTATGTCGCCCTCGCCTATAAATGAAGCCCAACTAGCACCGTTATAAAACTGTAATACGTTACTGTCTGCTAAATAGCAAAATTGTCCCTCTATTGGACTGGTTATTTGTGCGTCCCTAGCTGTACTATTGGCGAATATACCTATGGATTGTTCCATTAAGTAATCGTTTACATCTGCTGCTGTTAAAACTTCGCCTGTTGAAAATACCTTAAATCCGTTTGCCATATTTTTAGTTTATCCTTTCTAATGTATATTTACTAATGTGTGTCATTAATAACCTAGTTTATCTGTGTCTAAAATACCAAATAACGAGTTATCTAGTCTAAAAAATGCCTGTACATCTGCATTTGATAGTTGATACGTACTACTAAATATATCTGGTGTAATACTATATGAAACACTATCAATGATTTCTAATGATGTTATTTGGCTTGGCGATCCACTACCGGGTGGTGTTAACTCTACTTTTACTACGTCGCCTACATCTCTAGCTAATACTTTGTTTTGATTAGTTACACTAGCTTCGGTTAAATCAACTTGTAAGTTATCAAAACGTATTAAAGCGTCTTTATATTTACCAAGTAGAAAATTTGCAGCTGCTAACACCTCTGTATCGCTATCGTTATATAATCCAGTTCTTGACAATGATCTAACCAAATATTTAAGTTGGCTACCTGTATCTTGTACTGTTTGTGTAGATCCACTTAAACGTTCTAATGAAACTATATTATAAATCTCGTTATCGTCGTTGATGTAATCTACTTTTAAATAAGGTATATCTGAACCGTCATCACTAAACGTAGCACTAGGTGTACTAGGGAACGTTGTATGACGTGATTTAAAGGTTAACTTACCGTCCCTAGCAATAAACAATAGTCCGTTTTCTGATTGTTCTACGGTCTGTAAAACGCTTAATGTGTTTGCTGATAAACCACTTAAACTTTGCATATTAGATACGCCTGTTTCAATATTTCTATTTGATCCAAACTTTACATTTGCGTTATCTAAAATATTATCAATTAACGTACCACTATCAGTAGAACTAAAACTTGCATTGATTAGTTCAGTATTTGCAATCTTCATAAATGCGTCTGACGCTTGAAAGTTAGCAAATGAGTTGTTTGCGTCTGGGTAGGTTAGGTTAATATCTGTTACAAAACCTACAAACAAGTCCTCATAGTTACTACCACCGTCTGTTGTAGCGTCAACGTGTATTTCTATCATTGGTTCAATACCGGGGTAATACGGACTTGATGTATTAGTATTTTCGTATTTTCTTGCGTTATTAAGTAATTGTACTGAACACGATCCAGTAATAAAGCTATCTAAGTCCCTTGATCTACCACGATTAATAGTTACGCTTTGTACGTCACTTGTTACATCAGTAAGCGTTGTTGCACCACCTAATTTACCACTATCTAATACACCACGTACTAGATCGTCTAAGGTAAATGTATCTGGTGTAAATCCAATGCGAACACGTACTGTTGGTGCTGCCATTATTCTATGGTTAGAACTCTATTTAACGCACCAGAAGTTCTATTGTATTGGCGTAATGCTTCAACTGTTTTTTGTGCAACCTCTTGTGGATTACCTGTATTACCACTTATATTAAAGGTGTTATTCATTACAGCTTGTCCGACTTGTTTTTGCATTTGTTGTTGACCTGCAAGTAAGCTACTAACGGTATCTGCCGGGGATTTAACTGCTGGTGCTGTTAGTGAAGCTACTTTTTGTTCTGCTAATCCAAATGATACATTACCAAATTCACGTAGTTTAGGTAGATCAATATTTATACCAATTTTCCCTAATACACCACTAACCTTATCAACAAATCCATTAATTGTTCTAATAAAGCTGTTCATACTGTTAATAATCCTATTTATCATATTTTCAAAATTCTTAGGTAAATTTTCTAAAAACGGTTTTAAAAATTTATCTACAATTTCCGTAAATTTTTGAAACGCTGGTGCTAGTAGATTAAGTAATAATGTAACAATCGTTATTATTGGTGGTGCTATTGCACTAAATAGTGAACCAACGGCACTTAGAAATGGTGCTACTGCTTTTACAGCTTCTACCAATTCTGGCCCGATTTCTGTAACTAAATCCATTATTACTGGTAACAACTGTTCAGCAATAGGTAACAATTCTGCACCCATAGTAACTTTAAGTTCTTTAAGTCTTGCTTTTGCTTCCCTTGATCTGTTAGCAAAACTTTCTTGCGTTCTGTTTAAGTCGCCTTGCTGTACTGTTGTTTTTTGTAATAATAATTCATACGTTGCTAATGCTTTTTCTTGTTTAGTTAATTCACTAGCTGACGTTTTACCAGTCATAATAAATGCTTGTTGTTGTACGTCTGCTTCCATTATGGCGATACCGTAGGTTTTCAAACTCTCTCTTTCGCCTAATAACGCTTTGGTAAATGCTTGCATAACTGGTTCTGCACCACCTTGTACGTTACTAAATGAAGCTACGTCCCCGGCAAGTGCTGCTAGTTTTTGTGATAAATCTGCTGATCCGTCTGCTGTAAATTCAATACCCTGTAAAACTGCACCAGATTGTGTAAGTAATCCCTCTAATTCAAATGCTGCTAAACCTGCTTTATTTGCAAACTCATCAACGAAACCAGATAGTTTTGGCATTGCTTCGCCAAATGTAGTTTCAAATGCAGATCGTGCTTCGTTAGCGTCTGAACCTAAATCTACTAATTCTTTACCTAAAGCTGCACCAGCTACTGTTGCAATACCTAAACCTGTACCAATAGCTTTACCTGCTTTACCTGCAAAACTACCTAGACCTTGTAAACGCTTTTGTACTTTCGTTAGGTCATCAGTAAATGCTTTTGTCTTACCAATAATTGCTATTGATATTTTTTGTTCTCTTGCCATTACTTAATTGCCTTTACTAATGCGTCAAACATTCTATCGCTGTATGTCTGCATAATATCGTTTTGATTACGTTGTATAGTTTTACCTGCAACATAACCACTTTTACCTGCTTTATAAAATGTACTATCGCCTTGATCTCTTTGGCTACCAGTCCATTTTCTATATGGGAACTTAGCACCCGGTCTTGAATATTTTAAATTACCAACTTGTTGTGCTGATATTGCTCTAGTCTTACCACTTCCACGAACTGGTACATATTGAAATCTACGACCACGTTCTAGTGATATTGCTGTTGGATAACGTGTACTGGTTTTGACATTAACCTTTGCTTCTGTTCTAGTACCACTAGCTGTAAAACCCATTGCTGACTTATTAGCTAATGGTACTGGTTGTTTACGTGCTAAAGGTCTTATGTCTGATAATTGTTCTTTTGCTATTTCTCTATGAAACTTAGATAAAACTTTAAGTACGTCTTTTTGACCATATCGTGCTAAATCTTTTTTCAATTTAATAATTTCGCTATTATCAATAGCTATATCTGTAAATTTTGCTGTTCTAGCCATATTAATTATCGTACTTTTTGTTTATAACCTTTAACAATGCGTCAAACATATCCATATCAAGTTCTAAAACCTCATTTGGACTTATACCTACTTCTAAACTAATTAAAGCTATAAGGTCTATAAATCCAGTTATACTTTTGGGTTATCACTTGCCCCGGATATATCTAAATCATCTACTTGATCTATCCAAGTATCGTAATCATCTGTAACGCCATTACGTTTAGCACCAAGCCACGCCAAATATAATAACCACTCGTATCGTTGTTCTTCTTGTAACTTAGATACGGGTACGTCAAACTTTCTTTCAAATTTGACTATATCGCCGGGTTTTATTTTGACTTCTAACTTTGTGCCGTCATTCATAATGACGATCATATTACCCATTAGGAAGTTGCTCTTGTAATTGTTCCAGAAGTTGGGAACGAAACGGACATAGTCGCTAGTTCGCCTACTGCGTTAGCAATCGGTATGTGTTGGTTTACAAGCACAGTACCAGAATAACTAGGGTTAGTTGCACTAACTGATCCACTTGTTGGTTTAACAACAAATGCTGTTGTACTACCAAGTAATGGGAATAATGTTGCGTCTACTTCTGAAGCTGCGAAATCCTGTTGAAAATCAATTGATAAAGTTCCTGATTTTAAACCACCTGTTCTGGACTGAAATAAATCACCCATAGAAGTTGTCATAATTTCATCAGCTGTAATATCTAATGTAACACTTGCTACGTGGTCTGATAAGTCCACGCTGTTTAATGTAACACTAGCGTCTGTTAAAACAAATTTTGCCAATGTGTACTCCTTTCAAAGTTAATTGTATATATTATAAATGAATTGTAGTCTTGTTTGTTATTCTATGCCGATTGTTGCGTGAATACCGAAACTAGGATTAGTTCCAGATATTGTGTAATTTAGTCGCCAATAGTCATCAGTAACTGCACCTGCAACACTTTGAAAATCTGAACCGATTGCTGTTATGTCGCTAAAGGTTATACGATCTGTTGGACTTGTAAAACTTCCGTTGTCATCTGATTGTAATTTAAAAGTAATTGTTGGTGTTGATGTACCACTTACGCTATAACAATGTATAGCTACGTATGCTTTTTCAGCTGATGATAAAGCACCTAATTGATATGCTGCACTATTGCCTGTTGCTGTCAAATCGCTGTCTAATGCAACTGTTCCTCTTACAACAATATCTGATGATTGTGATTTAGATATTGTAAATGGTGCTAACTCGCCTACTGTACCAAACATTTGATAACTAAATAATGTTGACTTCATAAAGTAAGCTGTATTGCCTACACCTGCGTCTGGTATGGTTGTAACGACCAATTCGTTGCCTACACTAGCACCTAATAATGCGTCTGGTAGATTTGCCCCGGCTTCATAAAAACCGTCCATTGATAACGTACTATCTTTTAATCCACCTAAAAGTGACCTAAAGCCACCACTATTAATTGTTGTAGCGTCTTGTTCCTCTGCTGTAATATCTAGGTTAACGCTAGTTATATGGCTTGATAGATCATAACCACCACTAAACACTTTGCCGTCATTAAAAACATATTTAGCCATTATCTACTTCTTCCCACGCTTCATTAATATTTGGTGTACTTTTATCATCTTTTTTATACGTACCGTCTTTTTTTCTAGCACGTCTTTTTTTAATTGTAGTAGGTTGTATGTGTCCACCTTTAATTAATGACTTAGCAATATTCTCATCATCAATAGTTATGGTGTCGCCTTTTACTTTATCCATAACTTTTTTATTACCAATTATCTTATATTTTGCCATTAGCTACCTTTCGTGTACACTTGTATTTCTAAATTAGCACCTACGCCGTCAACACCGTTTAAATTAACATCAGCTGCGTAATTGCTCATATTCACTACCCTTGCGTCTGTATCGCTTAGACCAAGTGTTTTATTATTATATATTATTTGTCTTATGCTTGATGATCCACTACCTGTAACAAATGCGTCTAGTTTGTCTTGTGCAGTTCTACTATCAGCACGTTGTACTGCAACTAACATATCAAATGTATAAAGATCTGTTCCACGTTGCATTGCTAAATCAAACTCTATTGCACTTGGTATAAAGATTGCTACCGGGAAGTTTATAGCGTTATCTGGAACTGTGTCATAACAACGTATGCCACTTATGTTACCAACAGTTGTTTTTAAACCGTCCCTAATCTCTGATAGTGTAGCCATTACGCCATACCATAAACTGTGCCTTTACGAAATGGTGCAATCATACGTGTAATTTCTCTGTTTTGTTGTATATTTACTACACCGAAATCGCCGACACCTGCAACGCCTAATGGTGCGTTTCTCATTGCAAATAATTCACTAGCCAACATTAATGTAGCTTGTCGTATTTGCTCTGGCACACTTGCGTAACCCCAATTAGCTGTGATTTCTGCCCTAGGTCTATTGCTTGAAAAATCTAATGGCCATTCGTTACTACCGTCGGATATTAATTCTACAATGTAGTAAGGATTGCCTGTTATACCACCAACTATGCCGTTTATAGGTAGTACTTGGTAGTAATTACTTGCAACGGTAACTTCATACGTTCCGTCATCATCATCATCATATTTAACAACTAATCCAGTTGTTGTACTTATATCATCTACACGAAGTCTATATGGATCGTTTGTAAAAAACTTTCTTGCCGAAGCTGATCCGTCTGCGTAGAAGTAACGACCACAAAATGTATCAATCTGCCTACTAGCTGCATTAATTGCGTCGTCTAGTAAGTCATTGTCTTGACTATCGTCGTTTGGTATTCCAACAAACGCTTTTAATTCATTTTGTGTACAGTAGCCGTTAGTAATGGACATAGGTTATTTACCTTTTTTTCGGCCTTTACCTTTGCCACCTTTCATTTTTTTACCGTAACTTTTACCTTTTGGCATTGTTACTTTTTTTTCTCTACTTTTTTTTCGGCTTTAGGTTTTGCAGTTTTTGTTTCAACTTTTCCACCTGCTGCTTTAATAGCTTTTTTAACTTGTTCAGCACGTTCGGCCTTTCCGTAGATTTCATAATGTTTTAATTCTTTTTTTAAAGCGTCTATTAAACTTTTGTTATCTTTTTTCATAATGTTCTTTCTAGTGGTCTAGTGTGTCGGTTGCCCGACACACTTAAACCAATTTAATTAAAAGGTTGGGGTTATAAGCCCTGTTCCGTTAATCATTGAAATACCACTTGGGTATCTTCCAGAAGCAAATGCGTTGTATCCGTAAACAACCATTTTGGTTGTAAGTGATCCTGCGTTTGTTTCTTCAAATTTTAATTGGAAGATGTTATCTTCAAATAAAATCATATCGTCTGTTTTTGCAATAAGGATAATATCCTCATCATTTCCAGAACCTGCGTCGGTTTGAATATTAGCGTCGGTTATAACTGGAAGTCCTAAAAGGTTTCCAACTACGTTACCGTATGCTGCTGCTTCGCCAACACCTACTGCGTTGTCTGGGTTGTTACCTGCTGGGACTACTAACGGTCTGTTAGAACTGTCAAGTCCTGCTGTAATGAAACCCCAACGTCTTGGGTGCATAACGATAGCAGTTGCCGGAGCAAATCTGTTAGCGTTAACTTCTTGTATTGCGTCTGCTAATTTAGGATAAAGTTCAGCAACAGTTGGACTTGCGTCGGTATATGTTGTTGTGTTTATTCCAGATACAGATTTAATACCTAATGGTTGTCCAGATGATCCAGAACCATTAATAAGTAAATTATCTAGCTTTGTGTAGTAAGCAGAAACTAGGTCGCCAAAAATAATGTTTTCTAAGCTAAAGCCCGGTTGTCCACCACGCTCTAATGCTTGTCTTGAAACATCTTGTTGACCTGCAACAGTATCCACGTTTACAGTTAATAGTGTATCGTCAATGTTAGTTTCTGATACAGCTGAATTCTGTGTAGCTTGTTCTGCTGCTGTTGATCCAGTAGTAATTCTGGATACTTCTACTTTCATACCAAATGCTGGTAATGGTTTTTTAGGTACAGCGTTATATACTGCTGATCCTGCTCTTGCAATAGGTGCGTACTCATCAATTAGATATTGAGGTACGACCAATCCTGTAAAAGCACCAGTTCCAACATCTCTAGCTTCAAATTCTTGGTGTTTGTTAAGTCTTTCTTGTGCTGAAAAATCGCCACTTTGCGATCTGTATGCGTCTGCCATAAAACTATGATCCCCACC